AGTGAACATATTTTGCATACCTAAAGCTAATTCAGGTGGCAAAGATGATAATAATTCGTCAAGAACCGATGAGCTAAGAGATGACAGAATAGAACCAACCGAGAAATTGGTACCAGGTAAAGCTGAAAGCATACTACCAGTTAGAATATTAGAAAATGCCTGTGTAGCAGTAGAAACACCATTTACTTGCTTTAATGGCATGCCAGCTAGATTATATGATGCTCCGTGAGAAGGCATACCTCTTAATAGATCATGATTATGGAGCTGACCTTTTTCTTGTATTTGACGGATTCGAGTACCACCTGACATTATTTCTTTAACATTAGGAGGAATATTTACATTAATAGTGGTGGCAAAAGCCGTAGTTAATGCAGTTAAAAATGTATTTAAGTTTTTATTACCTGGTTGCCCGCCTGGTTGTCTATTTGTTGGTAGTGAACCAAGGACAATAAGGCAAGAATCACCTGGTGGTCCACTCTTCACACACAACAAAGATTGACCAGGATCTACCACACCATTAAATTGAGAAGCGCCGCCCTGATTAGGTGGCATTACTGTCATAGAATAACCGCAGTCTTCTTTCTTTACATTATTGCCATGTAGCTGTGGCAAATAAACACGGACTAGACCATTTTGATTTGGATCTGGATCAGCATCATGCCCACCAACACATACACCAATTAATAAACTATTTTCTGTTGTCGGATCTCTTGGTCTACTCATATTATACTATTCCCTGCCCTGCTGTCTGTGCTACACATTCCATGGTAGTTGTCGAGAAACCACCATTTTTAATTGTGTGAGTTAAATTAACGATTAAATATTTACCAGAGCCATATAATAATTTAAAATCATCACCACCATCCTTTACGCCTTTTCTAGGTAGCTGAACATCTATCATCTTACCTGCATGTAGCATCGGATTCCATGGTATTGTGAGAGATAGAGCTATTTTGTCTTGCTCTAGTAATGACATTCTAGCCTGTCTTTTTAATAGGTATTTTTCTATTTCTGATGGGCACTGGTCTTGTGCTTTTTCTGTATTATAATTCGTCTTGCCAAGGTTCATTACACCTCCGCCTAGACCACATCCAGTAGCCTGATTACCAAATAAACTGTGAGTGCCAGCTAATGGATTCGAACTGACCATAGAATTAATAAAGCTACCGTCCACATCAATACCATTTAAAATATCAGATAATAAATCGAAATCACATGGGAAATGGTATTTAAGAATACTGTAGGGATTACCATAGCCTGAGGACACACCTGTTTCAGCAAATATAAATGGCTTGTCTATTGGTAAACTGGCTTTGGTAAGTGAATAAATCGATTTAAAATGGTGTGTGCCGAAATTATCATATGTCATATAATGCAAAAATGATGGGTCATTACCAAGTGCCAAAGCAGCATTTGCCTGTTGCGTTACCACCTGAAATGGACGAATATTCTCGGCAATATAATCACGGATTGGTGTGCAAGGTTCTACCTGTAATTTATCAGAAGGAACACCAGCGCATCCCTGTAATACTTGTGAAACAATATCAGATGGAGCAGTACATCTCCACGACTGACTGACTAGCGATCTGGCATCATTTAATAGACTATCATCACAGGCATGAACACGGAATTGTTCGTTGCTGCTATTTAATAGTTTACGATCAGATATTCTGTATATTCTTTGAGATATTTCCATGGTAGTCTGCATAGCAAAATAATCTAGGAGGCGTCTCTCAATTTGAATTTCCATCATTTTATTCTTAAAATCATCGTAATTCTTTGGAGGTCCAACATAACCTTCTCCATCTGGCGAAGCGTGAAGGTGAGCGTTGAATAATACGGATGTTTGGAGACCAGGTGTTAATAGGCTTTCTCCTAACGTAATCTCACGGACAGAAACTTCTCTAAGGTTCTGCTCGTCCACGCCATTAAAAGCTACGGCAAATTCAGTTTTTGACTCTTCAACTGTAGGTACATTAATATTGACCATGCTTTATGAAACTCTTCTCATGAATATTGGAACGTTTTTGCCTGTGAGTACACCAAATTCCGTGTTCATCTGATTATAATATTCTTTCTTGATTATTCTAATATTGCGCTTGGCTTCGTTTAATTCGTCTTCATAATCATAATAGGTAACAGCATTACGATATATGGTCTGGATTACTGTCTGACCATTAATTGTCGTATTAAATGGTGTTACGTCCTGTTCATCGGCAAGGTCATCATAATAATCATGTGGCACATCTAGCGGATCATCGGTCAATCTTGTTTTATTGACTACCAGTCGAGTTTCTGTGGTGGTCTGTTCAAGTTCATTCTGTAGCTTAATAACCTTTTCATAATGGTGATATGAGGCAGGATTGGTGGTATCTTGAGTCCATGCCAGAACTTCATGATCTTCTAAGTTTGGACCAAGGTCATCTTCCGCCATGCTACGATATTTGTCTACGATATACTTGGGAAATACAGTTGATGTCAGCGGCCAATCATATTGAGCGTCTATAATATCGTTGGCATATAATATCATCCAGTGGGCCTGTGAATCGCCATATATCTTTGCAGCCAATATTTCTGGTGTATCGCCATCGCGTATTACATATTTAATATATGATGAGGAATTAGATAGGGCGTCACGAATAATAGCGGTGCGGAATAAAAGGTTCCTAATTGTTTGGAAGCTTGAATATTTAACACCTGATATCTGATAGCGAATTACTGGGAATTTATCAAAATAACTGCTCATTCTTAGAATCCTTGGAGAACGCGGCGCTTGTGAACAACTTCAATTTCTCTCATACCCATACTTAGTCTTGCTGCTACTGGATGACCATTAGAGAACGTAGAATAAACACCCGTTGGTGCATAGTCTACCTCGATACGATCCAGAACGCAGGTATTAATTCTTGGAATATTTGTATTTTCTACACCCTTATTATAGAAGGTAATATCAAATTCAGCCGGTGGTATCCATGTGAAGCCTTTAAATGCATTATCTATTTCAGGTGCGGCATGGTATCTAAGAGTACGAATAATGGCTTTCATGCTTTCGGATTCTTGTGGATTACGTGGTGCCATTAAAAATTCAAGGACAAATTGGCGAAGATTTGTTTTAGAGAACATTACTTCGATTCGAGGATTAATTGGATAACCAGCCAAACTTGCTACTTGTCCAATTTTTTGTCCATTAGCACCAACAGCATTAGCCAGAGAAGATACCATTCCTGATCCACGCTCACCGAAAATAGATCCAGCTAATGCTGCGGCAGTCTGAGTGGCTATTCCTAGACCAAGAGAGGTCATGCCTATTTCTTGGAAATCATTTACTGTATTAAATGTGACAGGAGTAGGCATAAACATGGCAATTGATTCTTTAATACGGCGAGTATATCTTGGAACAGAAAATGGCTCTTTATTTAATACATTAGTTCCTGCAACAGGGCTAAGACCACCCACATCAACCGCATTACCAAATCGTAGCGCATCTACCTTTGAATATTCTTCATCTAAGATGGTTTGATTAAATTGGGCACCTGTGTAGGCTGTTCTAGGGTCAGCCCTATTTTTAGTAGAATATACAGGAACGTTGATGTTTATTACTATATAATGACCGACATAATCGTTTGCCAAATCTGAGGGAAATACACTATATCTAAAATCATATTCTGATTGACCAAGAGAATTGTCGCCAATAGTATAATCGGATAAAAATGTATCGTACCCTCTTGTTCCTGCGTCTCCTATGCCTCCCGCTGCCGCTTCTATGTCTGCTAAGTTTGTATCTCTTGGATCTGGCATTTAAATTATTCCTGTGGAATTGTTTTCTATATATTTATATGAAAACTTACAAGGGCCGATATAGCCCAAAGCACCCTGGAAAATATAAAGGTGACCCAACGCAGATCATTTATCGCTCTGGTTGGGAACGTAGGCTCATGGTATATCTGGATGAGAATAAATCAGTTATTCAATGGTCATCTGAGGAGATAGTTATACCATATAGATCACCTATAGATAATAGAATGCATAGGTATTTCCCTGACTTCTATGTGAAGGCCATAGATAAAGATGGCAATATCACAGAACAGCTATTAGAGGTAAAGCCTAAGAAAGAGACCAGAGAACCAACCAAGAAAAAGAGAATAACCAAACAGTATATTACCGAGGTTACCACATGGGGCAAGAACCAAGCCAAATGGAAAGCGGCCGAAGAATATTGTTTGGATAGAGGCTGGCAATTCAAATTAATTACGGAAGACCATTTAGGTATTAAATAAATAACTATATGGCAAAAAATTATACATCACAAGAAATCGGCGATTGGATGACGGGTAAGGCTAAGAGTGCTTCCGGCTACCGTAATAAAAT